ATCTCTCCGATCTTGATGCCGCACCGCATGGTCGGGCGATCCATCGCCGAAATGTTGATTGATCTGCAACAGTCGAAAACTGCAATTGTTCGGCAGCTTCACGACAATATCTATTTTCAGAATAATGCCAGGGTTGGGGCAGTCGAGGGTCAGGTTAATCTCGATGATTTGATGTCCAATCGTCCAGGCGGAATTGTTCGCATGAGAGCGCCGGGAATGGTTCAGCCACTGGTGCCGCCGCCGGTTGCCGACTCTGCATTTCCGTTACTGGCCTACATGGATCAAGTGCGCGAGATGCGTACCGGCATTTCGAAGGCTTCGCTTGGCCTCGATCCAGACGCGCTACAATCCGCGACCGCTTCTGCCGTCAGCGCGACAGTAAGCGCAGCGCAAAGCAAGATTGAAATGATTGCGCGGACGTTTGCGGAGACGGGCGTTAAGCGTCTGATGAAATGCATCTTGCAGCTAGTGCAAAAGCATCAACAACAGCCGCGAATTATCAGACTGCGAAACAAGTTCGTAACGATGGACCCGGCTGCCTGGGAAAATGAATTTGACATCATCGTCAATGTTGGCCTGGGCAATAGCGATCAGGCGCAACGCGCAGCCGCGCTTGCACAGATTGCGTCGAAACAAGAACAGATTTTATTGCAAATGGGCATTGATAATCCTCTCTGTTCGCTGGCTCAATATCGCAACACCCTGGTCAAGATGCTGGAGTCGTCTGGGTTTAAAAACGGCGGTGATTTCTTCCTCGACCCGGCCAACCTACCGCCAGACGTGCAGCAACGATTCCAACAGAAGATGGCGCAAGCCGGTCAGGGTGACAACGCTGTCGAGCGCATGAAGGTCGAAGCTGAGATTGCTCTGGCTAGAGAAAAAATGATGGCTGAACTTCAATTGAAGCGCGAGGAGTTGGAAATGAAAATGGCGATCCGCAAGCAGGAAATGGAATTTGAGGCGCAGCTTAGAGGTCTTGAAGCGGCCACCGGCGCAAATATCAGCACCAACATTCCGAGGGTATGATGCACGATTTAGAGGATGAAGTTGCCAAGGGTAACAAAGCCGCCGAGGTTGTGCGGAATGAAGAATTTCAAAACGCCTTTGAGGCGTTGGAAGAATATTATTTAGAGCAATGGAAGCGCTCCGAGCCGGAAGATGTGGCATTACGCGAGCGCTTATACATTGCCGCTGGCACACTGCACCACATCAGGTTGCATCTAGAATCTTTGATGATGACGGGCAAGATGGCTAGCGAACAAATTGAAGCGGGGAGCGCTAAAATCCCGCTGCACTGATCTTGTCCATCGGACATGATGACCAAGCCCATTCGGGCAGTCTAATATAGTGGAGAATTATTATGGAAGAAGCAGCCCCTGACACAGGGACTTCTCGCTTGTCAACTGCTGATGCGGTTGATGTCCTTCTTTCAGCAACAGCACCGGAAACGGAAAAAGCTGACGCTGGCGAAGAGAAACAGACTCAAGAACAATTGGTTGAAAATGAACCCATTGTTGAAGAGTCTGACGCCGAAGCCGATGAGGTGGAGGTCGAAACCGTTGACGCTGACGACGAGGCAGAGGAAATCGATGACGATGAATCCGAAGCCGATGTCGAGGAAGAAACGGAAGACGTAGTCCAAGACGACGCAGAACAAACCTACGCGGTTCGCGTGGGCGAGGAAGAGTTCGACGTTCCATTATCGGAATTGACAAACTCGTATATGCGGCAGTCAGACTACACACGGAAGACACAGCAAGTCGCCGAGGCGCGTAAAACAGCCGAAGCGGAACTGGAAGCCGTGCAAGGCGAGCGCTTGCGCTACGCCGACCAGTTGAATGCTTTGGGTCAAGCCCTCAGTCAACAGGAACCGACTCAAGAATTTTGGGATGAATTATATACCTCCGATCCCTTAGAATACACCCGCCAGCGTGATCTGGCGCGGGATAGGAAGGAAGCCGTCGAGCAAGTTCAGGCTGAACAGGTAAGAGTTCAGCAAGAGCAAATGGCTCAAACTCAAGTCGCCGCGCAAAAGCGGTTGGCGGAAGAGCAAGAGCGATTGACGGAATTGATTCCAGAATGGATCGATCAAACATTAGCACAGACGGAAAAATCAGCGGTTGTGACATACGCGCAGCGAAAAGGTTACACACCTGACGAATTGCAAAACGTCTCTGACTCCCGTGCGGTTATGATGATCCGAAAGGCGATGCTCTATGACGAGCTTATGGATGGAAAGCCAGCCGCTCAGAAAAAGACTCGCAAGGCTCCTAAGATGACCAAGAGTGGTCAGCCGAAAAGCAATCGACAATCCAATCAACGGCGAAAGCAAAAAGCTCTCGCTAATGTCAGCAACAAGAAGGGACGGGCGGCGATGGACGCTGCCGTGGACTTTCTGTTAACTTAATAGGAGACTAACATGGCAACCTGGGCAACCAGTACAGCCATTGGAGAACGGGAAGATTTGGTTGATGTAATCACCAGAATTGATCCCGACGATACGCCGATATTTTCCAATGCCAAATTGACGACCACAAAAGGCGTATTTCACGAGTGGCAAGTACAAGAACTGACCGCTGCCGTTGACACGAATTATGTTAACGAGGGAGCGGACTGGTCCTATGTTAATCCGAGCGCAACTACACGTCTCGGAAATTACCACCAAATAAGCGCACAAGCCGCCCAAGTCAGTAAGACGTTGGAGGTTGTCGATAAAGCGGGTCGCGATAAGGAAGCGGCTTATGTCAAAATTTTAAAAGGCATTAACTACGAGTTCAGTGCCGCCGCTTAGTAATAAGCGGGCAATAACTGGGTGAATTGCTGGGAAGTCTGGCAACAGATAATCAGCAGCGAAGCCTCGCAAGAGGAACGTCCAACGACTATTCCGAAAGGAAGTAGGAACCAAGTGGTTCCGAAGCGCCCAGCCCCTTAAAAAAGGGTGATGAGATAGTCTCATCTGCACAGGTTGAAAAGCAATGTGCAGCAGCCGGAAGGCGGGTTAAGATTAACGATCTTAATTGAAGGTAAATGTGAACAACGCCGCGATATCGATAAAGCGCTTTTCAAAAATGAGGCACGGTCAAGTTCCGATCCTCGCAAATGCGGCAAATTTCTGTCGTACATCACCAACGTAGTAGTCGAATCAGGTTCGTCTGCCGCAACTGGTGATGGTTCTGATGCCGCTACAATGTCGGGTACAGATGACGCTTTGGCGTTAGCCGACGTTGATAGTGCAATGAAAGATGCGTATAGCGATGGCGGAAGTCCCGACATGCTTGTCGTGTCACCCGCCAATAAGGTTGCGTTTAGTGACCTGTCCAGCGGAAGCATTGTGACAAACCAATTGCATATGACGGCGAGTGCGCCGAAAGATGCGATCATAATTGGTTCAGTCTCGATGTATCTGACGGATTTCGGCACACTAAACGTCGTTATTGACCGGCAAGCTACCAACACGGAAATCTTGCTGCTCGATTCTGACCACTATTCAATCGGTCATTTACCTGGCCGCATGTTCAGTGTCAACGACGTAGCACCAACAGGAGATCGCGAACAGTTCGCGATTGTTTCAGAGTGGACATTGATAGTCGATGCGCCCAAATCGCATGCCGCGATTTTCGATCTGAATACTTCCTGATCTTAAAACATAAGCGCGGGGAGGGCTTCGGCTCTCCCCAAACTTTTCGAGGTTAAAATGAAATTACCGCTTTCCCAAGCACCCGGCAAAAAGACCTACATGCAGACCGATGGCGACGATATTCACGTTGTCACAGAGCAACAAGTCGATCCAATTATTGCGGCCAACAAGCGCATGGCTAACGATTGGCGCTACGGCAGTCTAATCGGCAACACTCAGCGTCATCAGCAGAAGGTCGCAGAAATTCCCGGCAATCTCTATCACCAACTCGTTGAAAAATTGGGAGAGCCGAAACACAATTTGACGGCTTGGAAAAAATGGTTGAACGATCCAGAAAACCGTCATTTCCGGTCAATAGGCGGTACAGTCTAACATGGCTATAACGACGTACACAGAATTAAAGACGGCAGTCGATAACTGGCTCGCCAGGACAGATTTGTCTGGGCGCAGCCCGGAGTTCATCACGTTGGCCGAGGCACGGATGAATCGCGAGTTAGAAACGCGCAGTCAGGAAAAACGAACCACCGCAACATTGGTTGCCAGTGACGCATACGTTTCATTGCCTACTGA